GCAATGACTGATGAAAATTTTGCAGGAGATTTATCAGGAATCGCTTTAAGATATAAGCTTATTGGCCTTGAGCAGCTTGCCATCATGAAGGAAAACAGAATGCGACTTGCAAAGAAAAAGAAGATAAGTATGATTACAGATTGGATTAACTGGAAAAAGTCTAAAAGATACGATGCATCAAGTGTAAAACAGAAGTATACAAGGAACTTTACTGAGAATATATCTGAAATTATTGACAATGTTACTAAGCTTAACGGCATTGTAAGTAAGAGAACACAGCTTGATATGTTGCCACAGGATATAATACATGATACTGATAAGGAACTTGAAATTATAGAGGAAGAGCTTAAGGAAAGCGAAGGGCTGTTTATGGAGCCGGTAAGTTAAGTATATGAAAGGTGCGGATTACTGGGAACAAAGAGCCATTAAGGATAAGAAATTTGCAACAAATAAGACAGAGGAGTATATAAATTCAAGGCTTACTAAAGCTTATAGTAAGGTTTCAAAGGAGCTTGAAGAAGAAATAAGTGAGCTTTATAAGAAACTGGATAAGAGTAGAGCTTTATTATCACAGAGTAAAGAAAAGCTTTTAACCAGTTCAGAAGCAAGTGAGATAAAAGAGCTTCTTAAATTACTTGAAAAAGAGAAGGCTAAGCTTTTGGAGGCGGCCGAACTACCTGAAGAGATAGTAAAAAACATAGAGGAGAATATCAAGCTTATTGAGGAAAGTTTAAAGCTTAAATCAACTAATGGTTATATAACTCATTTAGAGCTTATGAATGAAAGGATAAATTCTTTAGCACTTTCGGTAGCAAATGAAAATCAGATAAATATGTATGGCTTCCTATCAAGTCAATACAAGGATAACTATTTTAGAGGTGTATTCAGAGTTCAGCAAGGAATAGGGTTTGGAAAGGACTTTATTTCTCCAAACCCTAAAGTAGTTCAAGGAATCATAATGAAGAAATTTGCAGGAAGCAGCTTTTCAAAACGTATTTGGAAGGATGCAAATAAGCTTGCGACCACTTTAAAGGAAACATTAACCAATGGCCTTATAAGGGGTGAATCTATAGATCAGATGACAAAGAGGCTACTTACAAGGATTGACGCTTCAAAAAGTCATGCAAGGACTCTAATTAGAACAGAATCTGCAAGGATATATGAAGAGGCTACAAAGGAATCTTATAAAGAGTGTGGTATAGAAAAGTATATATATCTTGCTACACTGGATAGAAAGACATCTTTGATATGCCAGGAACTTGATATGAAAAGCTTTCCTCTTGATAAAGCTAAAGCTGGGGAAAACTATCCACCTATGCATCCTAATTGTCGAAGTACTACAATGGCTGATACTAAGCCATTGAAGAGATTAGCGAGAGGATCTGACGGTAAGAATTATACCGTAGATGGGAATCTTAGTTATAAAGATTGGTATGAAGGTCTTTCAAGTGATGAGCAAGGAAGGATGAAACTTGAGAACAAGAAAGATGCGAATAAGAAGAAGGATAAGGAAGAGTATAACTTATACAAAAAACTCTTAGGAAAATCTATGCCGTCACTTGCTGATTACAAAAATTATAAGTATAATGGAGATGATGAATATCTTGATATTAAAAAGAGAGTAGCTGACATAAAAAATGCTCCTATTAGAATTTCTGATAGGCAATTTGGAAAAAAGATAGGAAAGCATGGAGGGTATGACTATGGGTTTGATATCAGGACTAAAGAAGGAAGAGAACAATATAGAGCTTTGATTGAGGATGTTAGATATAACTTTGACGAGAGAGCAGTTGGTGATTGGAGAAGTCAAGAAGAGCCGGTTATATTTTATATTAAAGGTGAGAACTTGGTTGTAACACAGCTTGACGGAGAGTTCATATCATTGTTTGACGGAGGTAAGACAAATGCGAGGGCTAAGAACGCAAGAAGGTTCTGATTTTGAAAAATTTTTTAAAATTGTACAAGCAGAAGCAAAAAGGCTAGGTGGAGTTTTCTTTTCTGAGACAGGAGAGGGAAGAGATTTAGACCTTGAGGGTATATCAGTTTGTGATTTGGCAGGGTGGTTAGTTCCGTTTGATCAGGCTGATGAGTTTGAGAAATTATACTTGGGAAGAAAAGATAAAGAAATATGGGATGATGACAGATGGGATGATATGTATATATTTGTTGACTACATACTTGATGGAGATAAGGTGAGTGTGAAGTTTGATAAATATGATTATGAAAAGATATCTTGACGCCCTCATATTTTGCCCGTAAATGCAATTAGATGTTCTAGGGTAGAATTGTTCAAGTAAAAATAGTTAAACAAATTTAAACGGTGTTTAAACGTGTTTTAAATGGGGTATAGTGTGTGACACTATACTAAAACTGAGATTAGAAAAGATTGCAGCTTATGCAGTCTTTTTTATTTTATAAAAATTGGACTTTGAATGATTTTCAGAGTCTTTTTTAATTGGAGAAAGGAGCTTTAATGGAGGAAGCAAAAATTAAGGATGATGATAAGGACCTTAATAAAAAGGATATTGAAGGTGCCGATGGGAAAACGGAGACAGATGTTAAGCCGCCTGAAGGTAGTGATGTAGCGTCTACAGAGACTAAAAAAGATATTGAAGTAGAAGAGCCTATAGAGTCTAAAGAGGGTAAGGTAAGTGAAGCATCTGAGGAAGTCGGATTGCAGGAAAAGGAAAAAGATTTAAAACCGGCTGAAGATAAAACATCTACTAAAGCATCTGAAAAGAGCCTTGAAGATAGGGAAAAGGAGCTTTCAAAGCGAGAGGAAGAACTATCTAAAAGGGAGATTGAAGCAGGTGCTAAAAGCATTTTAAGAGATAAAGGGCTGTCTGAAGATGTTTTGCCTTTGGTTATTAGAGGCAGCCTGGAAGATACTGAAGCAAGTATTGAATTGCTTGAAAAGGTGTTGGGAGATCAGGTGGAGAAAAAGCTTGGAGAAGTAGCAAAGAGTAAAAGCCCGGAAGATAGTAAAGGTAATATTAACAAAGGTACAGGCTCTATGGCAGATATCATAGAAGCAGGATTAAGAGGTTAAGGAGATTTAAAATGGCGTTAAATATAAGTGCAGCAAGAACAATTTTTCAGGATAAGTTAGATCAGTTAATGGTTGAGGAGCTTACAAGTGGATTTATGGAAGCAAATGCAGGAGATGTTATCTATACCGGAGGAAGCGAAATAAAGATTCCGTCAATTGTTATGGATGGATTAAAGGACTACTCCAGAGCTGACGGATACCCGACAGGTGGAGTGACTCTTTCATATCAGACTGTAAAGATGACAATGGATAGAGGTGAAGGGTTCATGCTTGATGCAATGGATGTTGAGGAGACCAATTTCCTTGCTTCAGCTTCAACAGTACTTGGAGAGTTTCAAAGAACAAAGGTGGTTCCTGAGGTGGATGCATATAGATATTCTAAAATTCATGGAATTGTAAAGGATAAGGCTGCATCAAATGTAAGAGCGGAGACAACAGCTCTTACAGAAAAAACTATCTATAAGGCTATAGCAAATGATATAGCAAGTGTCAGAGATGAAATCGGTGAGAGCAATGAGCTTGTTGTTATTATAAACGGTATAGCAAGAGGCCTTTTAAATAACAATGAGACATTTACAAAGATGTTGACACAGGCTGACTTTGTGAAGGGAGAGATTACAACAAAGATAAGAACTATTGATGAGTGTCCTATTATTGCGGTTCCGTCATCAAGAATGTTTACAGAGTATGATTTCTTTAAGGGTTCTGAGAGTTCAGGACAAAAAGACGGATTCAAGAAGAAGTCAACAGCAAAGCAGATTAACTATATTGTTATGCCGAGAAAGGCAGCTATTGCAGTATGTAAGCAGGATGCACCAAAGATTATTACGCCGGAACTTAATCAGAAGGCTGATGCATGGTTTATCGGATATAGAAAGTATCATGATCTTTGGATTAAGGAGTCAAATATAGGTGCTATCAGAATCAGCACTGAGGCTTAGTATATGCTTGAGCAGATAAAGATACTGCTTGGAATTACCGACACTGAAAGCGATGCACTACTTGGTATCATGATTGATGATGCCAGGAGTGCAATTATAAGTTATCTAAACAGAAAGGATTTTCCTGATGGGCTTAACTTTGCGATTAGGGAGATGGTAGTAAAAGCATATAAAGAAAGTGTATCAGGTGGGGTTGCAAGTGTAAACAGAGGTGATACTTCTATAAGTTATACAACTATAGACAGCAGCTGTTTTGATGAGAAGCTTTTAAGGGCTTTCAGTAAGTACAAAAAGATAAGGATGGATTGATGAAAGAGGCAGAAAGATTGTCATATCTTTTTAGATATAAGGATAACAAAGAGTCGGATGATGAGAATGAAAATTTAGAAAAACAAAAGGTCAATACTGATAAGAAGGAAAAGGGTAATGATAAATGAAGCCATGATTTTAGGCCGGCTTTATAAGGATAGATTAAGGTTATATAGGTATAGGCTTTTTAAAACGGATTATGGAGAAAGCAAGAGTGAAAAAGAGCTTATATATGATGATGTACCATGTGGTCTTAGTCTATCAAAAAAATCTGAACCTGTTAGAACAGATATAGCTTATGAGAGTAGTGAGGATTATGTGATATTTGCAGCTCCTACTATAGATATTAGAAATAAAGATTTTATAGAAGTTAGGACAAGTTCAGGAGACATCATTACAGGTAGAGCAGGAAAGAGCTTTAAGTATCCGTCACATATAGAAGCAAGTCTGAAATTAGAGGAGGTGGTCTGATGAGAGATATGAATGAACTGGCAGAAATGCTTGAAAGAGGATTAGAAGCTTGGCAATCAGAAATCTTTGAAAGAGAAGCACTGAAAATAGGTAGACATGCAGTCGATTCTGTAAAGGCCGTGACTCCGGTTGTTACAGGGCACCTTAGAAGAAATTGGTACAATGAAGTTACTAAAGAGGGAAATGATTATATCATTTGGATAAAAAATAACGTGGTGTACGGTCCGGCAGTCAACTATGGTAGGAGAACAAAGAATGGTGGCATGACAAGAGGTCAGTATATGCTTGAGACAGGTATTGAAAATTATAAACAGTCTGCATATGAGAACGATATAAATGCTATGATTTTAGCCTTACAGGGAGCTTTTAATGCTTAGTTTAAATGATATTAAAAAGGCTTTAACAGGACTTTTAAATGATGTTAAAAGTGGAATAAACATTTTTTGTGAAGACATAGAACAGATTGATATGTTGGGGACAGATGTATTTCCACTGCTGTACATACAACTTATACAGCTATCATCTTCTATAACATTGGATGGGAAAAGTCGGAATAGGGTGATACTTGTAGATATTACGTTTATGGAAAAAAGCAAAAGCAGCAATGAAACCATGTATGATGTAGCAGAACTTATAACCACAAAAGTAGGTATAGGTTTTAAGGTAAAGGACAGATTCTTAAAGATATTTTCTGTAGGGACAAATATAGCAGATGATACTTTACATGTTACTTTCAATTTAGATTTCTATGACGACTTAATGATAAATAGTGATGAAACAGATTTGTATGAAAGTATAAGTTTGTAATTTTAGGAGGTTGAATGGGATTACCAAGTATAAATATTGAGTTTTTCAAGAAAGCGAGTTCATTTATTGCGAGAAGTGGAAGGGGAGTAGTTTTACTTTTACTTAAGGATACTACTAAAAACACTGCAATAAATGTCTATACAACACAGGAAGATGTAGTGAAAGAAGACTGGAGTGCGGAGAACTTTAGGATAATTGATTTGTGCTTTATGGGTAAGCCGAATAAGGTAATAGCAGTCAGAGCTGTTACAAAGGTTTCAGGAATAGATGTGGATGAATGCAAACAACTTATTGAGAATCTGGATTTTGATTGGTTTGCAGGACCTTGTCTAAGTAAAGAGGAAGGTGCATTATTTGCAAGCTATTTTGACAGTCAGAAAAAGAAAAAGTACAAGAAGGGTAAGGCCGTACTTGTAGATCAGGCTACAGATTCACCTGCGGTAGTAAATTTTGCCACAACAAATATTTCAATAGTGTATAAAGGTGAGGTTATAAGTATAAGGTCAGAGGACTATACGGCACGAATTGCAGGGTTACTTGCAGGAGTAAGTCTTACTGAATCCTCAACATATAAGGTACTCAAGGAGGTTGTAGATATAAAGCAATCGGCAAAACCTGATGAGGACATAAATGCGGGGAAACTGATAATTATTTTTGACGGAGAAAAATTTAAGATTGCAAGAGGTGTTACATCTTTGGTTACAGTATCTGAAGAAGTACCGGAGGATTTTAAGAAGATAAAAATTGTAGAAGCTTCAGATATGGTTAGAAATGATATCAAAACTACATTTGAAGATCAGTATGTTGGAAAAAGAAACAATACATATGATAATAAGCAGATTTTTGTTGGAGCAGTTTATTCATACCTTACAGAACTTGGAGAAAAGGTAATAGATAAGGATGAGGATATTGAAGTTTTAATTGATACAGGCTGGATAAAGAAGTATCTGGAAGAAAAGAAAAAGAAGGATACATCGGAGATGAGTGAGATTGAACTTAATAAGTCAAATACAGGAAGCCATTTGGCTATAAAAGCAAAGTTTAAGTTTTTAGATGCAATGGAAGATTTAACAATGGGCATTGAAATGTAAGTATAGGAGAATATATGGATGAGAGAATAACAGGTAATAGAGTGCTTTCCGGAACAAATGCTGAAATATTTTATAACGGA